GATTTTACTTTGACGTGCAAGAGTTGCATCAGATGGATGACCTGCTTCACCTTTAAAGTTACCAGTTTCTACTAGTTCTCTAGTTCTATCAGAATTGATACCTTTTTCCAACTCATCTGTTGGATAGTATCTTCTATTACGGTTAACTTCATCACCTTCTTGAAGTACACCTTCAGCGATGATAAATCCATTTTTATTTACTTCTTTAACAGTAAATTCTACATTAGCTCTAGTTTCTTCACAGATAATAGAACCTACAAGATTATTTGTATCCAATTATTTTTCACCTACTCTTTAATTCATTATGTATAGAAATTACCTATATGTTTCCCATATACCCTATAAGCAGTAAGATAAGAGTAGATCTTAGTGATCTACTCTTTATTCTTATTTATTTTTGTGGGATTTTTCTTTTTTAGGAGAAGCTTCATTATTTTCCACTTCTACAGAACCTGTTACATCAGCTTGTTCTAAAGATTCTTTTTGTTGTTCTTCCACTTGAGGTTTTACTTCCTCTTTTTTAGGTTCAACAACTGCAGCTTCGGAAGCATGACCTGTAACAGTTTCAACGATAGGTTCAGAATATCCTTCTGTAATAGCTTTAGCAGTTTGGATATTTGGGAACTTGGATGGACCGTTGTATGTATTGTAGTTATCAAATCCCAATGGAACTGTAATACCACCAGCTAATACTTCTTCTACTTTTGCTTTGTATTCTAAGCAGATAGCGATATCTTCATCACGAAGAATAACAAGATTACAAGTACCTGTAAAGCGAACTCCATTAATAGAGAATGCTTTATCGCAGTATACGTTAACTAATTTTTTAACCATTTACTATTACCCTCCTAAGGTATATAAGAGAATTAGATTATTAATTAATCGTCATCCTCATCATCTTCATCGTCGTTATCCTCTGAATCTTTTTCATCTTTGTCATCGGATTTAGAATCTTTTTCTTTTTCATCGTCGTCGTCATCAGAGTCCTTATCGTCTGAGTCATCATCCTTGTCAGAGTCTTCTTCATCTTCATCAGAATCATCATCCTCGTCATCGTCGTCCGAGTCCTCATCGTCCTCATCTTCATCATCATCTTCATCGAAGTCGTCTTCTTCATCTTCATCATCTTCGGAATCGGAATTTTCTTCTTCCTCTTCTTCATCTGTGTCAGATTTTTTATCATCAACGATATCAACCAAGATTGTATCACCAGCATATTCGCCTTTAAGGATTTCTTCTTCAGCTTCTGTTTCTTCATCGATAATAGCATCGATTACAGACATAACAGCATCTTCATGTAAATCTTCATCAAATTTACCTTCTACCATGATATCAACATTTAGATTATCTAAAGCCATCTTTTATACCTCGCTTATTATCTTATTCATTAAAATTAGTAATAGGTTGTGGGAAAAGCATGTTTTGATTTTCATCATACTCTTGAGCTTCTTCATCCCATCCACACATGAAATCAATAGTGGAACCATCGATATCATTATCACCAATCATCATATCTTCTAATAGATCTTTTTTAATATCATTTGCAATGATTTCATCTACTGGTCTAGACATTAGTATCCTCCTATATTATATTCTTTTTAATCCATTACTACTAATGTAGGAAATATCAATTATTTGCCTTCTAAATAAGATTTACCATTAGTATTACAAGAATTATCGTCTAAGTATTTTTGATAATCAGGACTACTTGCTCCACCATTAGGAACATCTCCATTTGGTTTACCACCAGATTGTAATCCAGTCATATAAGATCTTAGCATATATAAAATCATAGGAATTTCATAATAAAGATCTTTAGTAAAATAGTAATCTTTACATTCTAAACTTTCCAAATCTTCTAAATTTAGATTGAATGGGTCTGCAGTCTTATTCATATAATTGATAATAATATTCTTATAGAAGTCTTTCTTATCTTCAGTATAAGGTTTATTATTTACGATTCTATCGAATAGATCCATACTAATCCAATTGATAGGATCTGCATTAAATTTATTTCTAAGATTAATAGATAACTCCCAATACTCTTCCATACGATCTACTAATAAACTATTAGGATCATGAACTGGAACCGGATAGCAACTATTTAGATGCATCTTAGGATTTACATTCTCAATATCTCTAAAGATTGTTCTAGAGTATTCTATAGCGAATGTATCTGGTTTATGAACTGCTTGAGAGATATATAAATAGAAATCGTCACTTTCAGAGAAAATACCTGTTCTAATTAGGAACTCTATCAAATAAGGATCATAGATAAACATTCCTAAATAACCATATACAAAGGTTTGAATATTACCTTTGTAGAATAGATTAATATAGAATGATTTAAGCATGGTGTATGCATCTCTAACTCTATCTAATAACTGAGCATCGTCAGATAAAAGCATTGGAGAAAGATTAGTACCTACATTACCAGGCATATATTCAAATTCATTTACAAGAAGTTTACCATTAAGAAAACCATAAGATCTTTCACTAGAAGTTTCTAGATTATATCTAATCTTATAGAAGTTAGCCCCAGATTCCAATGTATCTGGAGAGCAAGAGTTTACCCTGAATAATAGAGTATTGTCTCTAAGATAAGTAATCATAAAATAATCATCAACACAAGGGATGATTGTATTAGGAAGAATAATTGCTTCTCCTTCAATAGGAGACTCAGGACCGAATTCTCCTCTTTGAAGATCTATCATCATTCTTTCTATACCATAGATTTGGAAGTTTTTGATTTTATTATATCTTAGAGGTGTATTCTCCCCTAGTTGATGATATACTTCTTTATCACCTTGGTCTAAGGTAGAGTGTTTATCATTTATATTCCAATAAGTTACTGTTGTAGGTTTCTTATCAGTAAATAAATAATAGGGGTTATTTGCTAATCGATTCTGTAAACCTGTTACAAGGCTTTCGGTAGTTTTTCTATAATTCGTATTAGTAAAACTTCCCATACTATATTTCACCTCCGAATAAGTAAATACAAGATTATATTGATGTGAACTTAGTACCATTAAACAAAAAAGAATACGGAATCCCATAATAGGATTCCGTTATTAATTATATCATTTCGCTAATATTTTCAATGTAGGATGAAATCACTAATTTAGATTCTTCTCGTAATTCTTCTATAGACTTACTCTCATCTAATAATATACCACAATTCTTAGTATATTTATCATACAACTTATAGAGCTTTGTCTTTTTGTCTACCCAAGAAGATAATCCATTCTTATCAGAGTCTTGTTCTATTAGATTTTTGGCTTTACCTGTTATACTAAATAAAGCAGCAGAAGTTAGCCTAGCAATATTATGCTTCTTAACTGCATCACTTTTAGAAGTATCCATAGAGTTTACCTCCATATCTTTTAAAGAAATATCTCTTCTTTAAATCAGTAATATCTTTCTTCTTATATTTTTATTAGCAATTAGTTTATAGAGTCATAAAAAATAATGATAGGATAAACAAATATATAGTATAGAGTGTGTATATGTAATAAATATATTTAACCCTAAAGATAACAACTTTGTTTAGCTTTTGTTTATTCCTTACCATATTATCAAATCTACTGGCTTATGATTTGACATGGTTAACCTCTTAAAAATAATAAACATAACTCTTTTTATTTATTTTCTATAAACTATACTAACGGCATGAGAAAATAAGACTTCATTTTAAAATATTATTTACAACTTTTCCTTTCTTGTAAATAACACATATAACACTATAACGCGTTTGCCGTAGTCACGAGCATAACGTTTATTACATATACCCCTATACTGAATGCTCCTTATCTTTATATAAGATAAAAAAATACACGCACTACAAAAAACAAAACACACAGGGATAAGGTCTAAGACCTTATCCCACTCTCTGTGTTAAATATAAAGTCTTACCCAAATGTTTCTAATTAGCTAAATACCTTAAACCCTGGATGATTTACACCTTTTAATTTATTAGATATAGGATTAGTATAATCTTTGTTTGGATCAAATGCTGGAACATCATTAGAAGGTTTTTGTTCTTCTTTATTTACTTCTTCTGGTTTGTAATGTTTCTTACAACGAGCATTTAATTTTATTACTTCTTTTTTGATATGACGAGCAGGATCTATTCCTAATTGAATAAAGATATCTGCCATTAGATTTAGAATGAAAGATCCTGTTATAAACCCAATTCTATCAGCTCTTGTCTTCCAATTAGGATATACATCATCCTCATTCCATTCTGGTAGTTCTAAGGAATCGAAATCTACTCTATTACCATAATTTTCAAAGATATATTTTAAAGGTTCTTTTTCTTTATTAATATCCTTTTCTAATTTAGGGAAGTGAATAGTATTTGGATCTTCAGAATCTGGTTTGGCAAGAGTTAGTGTTTCATAAGCATATTTTAATTTATTAAAATATAATTCCTCTACCAAACTCTTATTATAGCTATTAAAGATAATTACATCTTTAGGAATACCGTTTAGTGTGGTTACATTAAAGAATACATAATTGTCTCTATCATAACTAAATGGAACTTTAATAACTCCTGTAAAGTACTTGTATTTATATTCTGAAAAGATATGGCGATTATAATGAATTAATCTAATATCCCTTTTACTATTCTTACTAGTACGCGCTAAAGATGGTGATCTTAGATCTTCTGGCACTTCTCTAATATCCATGAATTTCATAGTAGATTTGTAATTATATTTTACACTAGAAAAATCATGGTTTTGAATATAGACTTCAAATTCTTTCATTCTATATTTCCTCCTTATTCTTAGCATAGCTTATATACATATTCGCTTATCTTATCTTTTGATACTCCAAAATCTTTTTCTCCTTCATACATATTCACATGAACGTATACAGGAATTCCTAGAGGAGATATTTTTGCTTTAACACCTTTTAGCACATAATCTTCTATATCATTATCTATATAGATATGAAAGGTTACATCTATGAGACTTTGTGTAGTAATAAAATACTTAATAAGGCTTATGTATGTATTACCACCTATAGCTGCAAAGATATTATTATTTCTATTAGCACCTCTTAGATTATAGAATACAGATAAGATATCAAATGTGCCTTCTGCTATATGAATATCTATATGGTCATAGATATTACAAACTGAAGGGATAATATAATATCCACTTCCTTCTCCATCTGAGATAGTATATTTTATATATCTACTATCTAAAGATTTATGAACTTTCTTTCTAGCTTCGTCATTCATAAGATTCCTAAATATAATAGCCGAGTTGTTATTATTTAAGAATCCTATAAAGACGTTATTGATAGTATCTGCAATTGGTTTTGATCTTGTTACTTTATTAAATTTGTTGTGGTTTAGAAATTCATATAAGCTTAAGATTATTTTACAAGATGCTAAATCTTCATAAGTTAGATTTAGACCCAATCTTTTATTAATATAATTTAATTTATATGCTGAAATTTGATTATCTTGTGGAATTGGTACTTGTAAATTCAATTTACCTTGTCTATTTAAACGATACCTGCTTAAATTAGACACTCTCTTATTGTTAGTTTCGATCTCAGATAATAACTCTGAGTCTATGATGTCCCCACGTCCTGTAAACTCTTCTAGAACCTCTTTGGTTAAAATACCTCTATGATTAATATTTCTAAAACAATTAAACATTGGAGGTTTTCCATCAAGTCCTAGAGAGATATACATATGATGGCCTGTATCGGTCATACCTTCTCTATTACATAATGGACAATTTATAGTTACTTCTCTTTTAGCCGATGCATCTTTAGAATCAGGGAACAGCAAATGAAGCTGTTCCCTTAGTCTGTCTGATAATTGGGTATTAATTAGATCTTTATTCTCCATTGCTGTTCACCTTCTTTCATTATTAAAGTATATGTATCAGATTAGCATTACAAATCTACATACTTCTTCTGATACAATATCTGGAATTACATTAATTGGTCTACCATTATTTTCTGGATTATGATAATCAATCGTTTGGAATTCAGATGATAGAATTTGAGCAATAAGCATTAAGATTACATCATGCTCAATCTTAGGATTATTATACTTCTCATGAATCATTGGGAAGTACTTAGATGCTTCAATCTTTTGTAGTTCTTTCTTGTTGATATTCTTTCTAGTAACAACACGAACTACTTTACCACCAACCATATATGGAAGTTGGCACAGTTTATAAGACTCTAATAATCTTCTAGCTGCAATGATTAGAATGATATATTGTCTTACATTCATAATCTTAATAGATTGTGGATCGTCAAACTCTTTGGCAAATAGATAAGTAACTAATGTCTTTTGTAAAGAGTTTACAATAAGTTTACCATCTTCATCACAGAGTTGATTGTAATAGAATTTAATTTCTTCTTCATCAAATGGTCCATATTTCAACTCAATACGTTGCATAGTAGTTTCACAATTTACCTGAGTTTGAATAAGAATAGCTTCATTGATCTTAGCAGCATGTGCTTCGAATTTATCACATTCAGAGTTGTTATCATCATCTCTATTAGAAGAGGATAACATTACAAAGCCGTATTCGTAAGGTACATCTGTGACCTTAAATCTAATATCCCTGTTAATGGCATTATAGTTGAAGTGGATGATATTCTTATTATAAGTATATTTAGGAATAATCTGCATGATGATATTTTCTACTGTCTCAATAGAATGAGTAGTAGTATTTCTACCACGGATTGTTTGCATTTCCCATAATACACCATTATTCAAAGTATTCTTAGTTACATTACTAGATGCAGTTTCATATAATTTAGATGATAGGTTAACACCATAGGTTTTAGATGCTGCTTGGAATAACAAGTCAAATGCTTTAAGCAATACTGTCTTGATATCTTGAGGATCAATCTTTTTCTTCTCAATGAAGTGTGTTAAAAGAGGGATCATCATATTCTGCATAACAGAAATTTTAAGCATAATTTTGGCATGGAAGTCTGAGTACTCCAATACTGGAGATTTGCTATTTTTGTAGGATTCCAAATCATCAATAGAATATTGTTCCATATTCATTTGATCTAGATGGTAGTTTAAATATGCTGCCATAGAAGAACCATTTGGATTTATAAAATATTTCCAAAGATCTCCTAAGAACATATCTAGACTATAGTCATTTGTATTTACGTCGATCATATATTTGATCTTAGCATACAAAGCAACAAGTCTTTGTTCTTTGTCATAATACTTTTCAAAGTAGTTAAGATAGTTAGTGCAATGATCCCTGAATCCGATTGCAATAGTTCCATCTTCTTTTACTTTAGAATCACTATTATAACAACGCTTTGCTTTAATAGAGAAATAATCGATCATCATATTAGCTTCACAGTCATCACTCATCCCAAAGAGTTTGTGAATAGGAGCTATGATCATACCTCTTGTATGTGTAAATACAGCATCTTCTGGAGTTTGTGGTCTCCAATCATCTATATGTGGCTTTTGTTCCATATAAGGATTACCTTGTTGACTAGCGGCCATCATAGTCTTAACAGTATCATGTTTAGCAACCTTATCACCATCTTTGGTAATATTATGATTGATAATAGATACTACTGGAATCTTTTCTCCCTTAGCATACTTACTTCTGTCAAGCACAAGTCGAGGCATATAATAAGCTTGATTATTATACGTTAATTCTTCTTCAATGTCAACTTGTTGGTCGTTGTAATAATCCATTCTTGACTCCTTCTCCTTACTATTGTTAAAGACTTACATGAATCTTTTGAGGTCCACTACACCTCATATTTATAGTATACAGATAAAACTACGATTAGTAGTGTCTGCTAACTTTCTTTACATAATTTCCACTACGTTTCACATTGTTCCTTGCTACACGTTGAACAGCTTGTACACTCTTAACTTTATTTGTGTAAGCCTTGCCTTTCCCCTCAATCTTATCAGTATCAGAGTAATCATCCTTGGAAATATAGTTGCTACCATATTTATTAGTAGCTTGAAGTTTCTTTAAGTTTTGAACTTGGATAAGTTTTTCTTTACCACTCATAATTTGACTAGCAAGGTTTTGTGGTTTATAAGGATAAGCATTCATCCACATAATCTTATTATCTAAACCTTTTAGTTTGAATAATAGATAAGCAAAGTAAATAGATTTTACATAACCTACAATCTTATTTGGGTTCGTTGTATTAGGCTGTTTCTTAAATACTACTGGATCGAATTTCTTAATCAATTCTTTGATAAGAAGGTCATTATGTTTAAATGCATTAGCATAAGTAAACATGAAGTTCGGATCATTAGAGAATACTTTGATATTATATCCACTAATTTTATTAAGTCTTTTTTGTACGTCATCATTTGTAGTAAATTCTATTACTACATCATAGAATACATTCTCATCTTTTTCTGACGGCATCATAATATAGAGAACGTATTTATCATTAGTATTTTTATATAGAGTATAGTTAATCTTACCATTCACTCTAAGCATCATAGCATCAAATT